CTGGGAGCCAATGTCGTTCATTCCATTGACGGCATGATCGTTCGGGAGATGGCCCGTCGCTGCTCCTTCGACCTGGCCATGATCGAGCGTCTGGAGAACCTCATCCGGCGCTGCGTCAAGACCAAGAACACCCATCGAGCCAAGGACGATATGGTCCTGATCCTATGGGGCCGCTATCTGGAATCGGGCTTTCTCTCAGCCCGGATCCTCGACTATCTCGACGAGGAGAACTTCGGTCTCGTCGATCGTGACGCTATCGTCCGAATGCTGAACAGCCTGCCCCGCAAGCCCTTCGACGTAATCTCGGTCCATGACTGCTTCAGGTGCCTGCCCAACTATGGCAACGATCTGCGGCAGCAATACAACAATCTCCTGGCCGAGATCGCCGAATCCGAGATGCTCAGCTTCCTGGTCTCGCAGATCGTGCATCGGCCGGTCCAGGTCGCCAAGCTCGATCCCACTTTGGCTCGGGACGTGCGGTCCACCAACTACGCGCTCTCCTGATCCCGCCTCGCCCCAGGTCCCTTGTGGATCTGGGGCTTTTTTATTCCTTCGGATAGTCGCCATGACCGAGAAGAACGAAGCCTTCCATCGCCTGGCTCAGAAGCGGGTCGACGCTCTCACCGACCAGATCAGGGTCTTCAGCAACCTGGCGGGCCCATCCTACGATTGGACGGCGGAAGAGGTCTGGTCCTATTTCAGCCAGGTCACTGCGGCCCTGGAAACGGCTCTCGGGCGCTTCCAGGAGCAGAAACGCTGGGGAGCACAGCCTTCCAACGAAGAGCCAGGAGCAGGAAGCCGAGGAGGTTGCCGAGCCGCTCGATGCGGGCGCAGCCAAGCAGCGACGGCGACAGCAAACGATCGGCGATCTAATCATGGCAGCCAAGAATGACCCCAGCATGCTCCCCGAGATGCTGGCCATGCAGAAGGAGGTGATCGCCAACCTCCAAGGCATCATCAACGAGTTACGGGATACAAAATATCTGTCCTGATTATCCTGGATAATGTAATGTCAATATGTCCCTTGATTATGAGGGACGTATTTTCCCTCATTTTCAGGATGTGATTCATGACAACCTATACCGCCGGTCTCAGCACCGATCAGAAATCGGTCTTCGTCATTACCTCGGGTGGCACGCTCCCCGTCGGAGCCACGGGCATCGGCAGCTTCGACCACGATGAATCCGATGATGAGCTGGGCGCTCTCGCCTCCGGCCATGCCATCTTCCACCATATCCGTGATCTCCTCTACAAGACGAGCCATGCGGATCCTTCGGAGGCTGCCAGCTACCCCGACGGCATCTACAATATGGCTGAGATCGCGATCCTGCTCGCCTGGGCTGCGACCAATACCGTTCTGCCGGCAATCACCGGCACTGCTCAGGTCGGTCAGGTGCTGACCACCACCAACGGCACCTGGAACGGCACGCCGGCGCCGACCTATACCCGCCAGTGGAAAGCCAACGGCGTCGCGATCGTGGGAGCCACCGGAACGACCTATACCCCCGTCGTCGGCGACATCGGCAAGACCATCACGTGCACGATCACGGCGACCAACACCGCCGGTGCAACCACTGCGACCAGCGCAGCGACAGCCGCGGTAATCGCTGCATAACCATTCTGGTTATAAAAATAATGGACAGCCCTCCGGTTTTTAATCGGGGGGCTTTTTTCTTGGCCGAAAATCGGTCATTACCGTTTCAAGTTATCTACAAAACCCGAGCCAGAAAATGCCCAAAGCTCCTGATCTGAAGGCGCTCGTTTTTGAGAGCCTCAACAACGCGAAGCTGAACACCGCTTTCGAGCCCGGCGGTAATCTCCGCAATCTCTCTTTGGAGCAGATCGCCATCGATCTCTGCTCATATTCCTCAGACCTGGATCACGTCGACGAAATCAAAGAGGTGATCCCCCATATCGAGGCCTGGTTCAAAGAAATTGGAACAGGCCCATGATCGAGCTTCTCCCTCACGATGATTTCAAGCTCGAGGTCCTGCGACCACCTGGTCCAGGAGGTCAGCACGCCGGTACGGTTCCCACCACGATCCGGATCACCCATCTTCCGTCTGGAGCCATGGCCCAATACGGCGCCTGCCGCTCACAGCACCTCAATAAGGCGATCGCTTCCGAGATGCTCTTGGCTGCGCTGACCCACCCCCGTCACAACCGCTAATCAAGCCCAAAAACCCTCATCAGGAACCCCAGATAATGGCCGACTTGTCCGCCTATACCTGTACCCCCCGGCAGATCCGGGAATATGTCATCGATTGCATCAAGGCTGGCCTGGTGCCTTTCGTCCGGTCTTCGCCCGGCATGGGCAAGAGCGCCATCATCAACGCGATCGCCAGGGAATTCGGCCTCAAGGTCATCGACGTTCGTCTCTCTCAGGCCACGCCGGAAGACGCCCAGGGGCTGCCCCGCTTTCGGGATATCACCGACGACGCAGGCAATGTGCTGCGTTCGATCTCCGAGTTCGTGCCCTTCGAGACGTTTCCGGTCGAGAGCACACCGATCCCGGCCGGCTTCAATGGTTGGCTCCTGTTCCTCGACGAGTTCAACTCGGGAACCAAAATGGTCCAGGCGGCCATGTACAAGATCATCCTCGACAAGATGGTTGGCCAGGACAAGCTGCATCCCAATGTTGCGATCGTCTGCGCCGGCAATCTCGAGGGCGATCGAGCCATCGTCAACTCGCTGTCAACGGCGATGCAGTCTCGCTTGGTTCACCTGATCATGCGGCTCGACCATGAGCAGTTCATGCAGGATGTCGCCTTCAAGAACCATTGGGATCCGCGGATCATCGCATATCTCAGCTACAAGCAGGGCGCCCTACATGACTTCCAGCCCGACCACGATGGGCACACCTTCTCGTGCCCACGCACCTGGGAGTTCATGAACAAGTTGATCTCGGGCAACGAGGTCACCGAGGACAAGGCGGCGCTCTACGCCGGCACGATCACATCCGGCACAGCCGTTGAGTTCATCACCTTCACCAAGGTGTTCAACGAACTGCCGAGCCTGAAGGAGATCATCCAGGATCCTGAAGGCGTTCCTGTTCCGACCGATCCGGCAACTCGCTTTGCCACAGTCTCGATGCTGATCAGTCAGGTCACGGATGACACCCATGACAAGGAAGGTAAGCTCACCAAGAAGGGCAACTTCGAGCCGATCACGATCTTCGTGAACCGGTGGACCTCCGAGCTGCGAGTGCTGTTCTTCCGGGGCCTCCTGGTTCAACAGCCCGAGCTTCGCAAGCACCCCATGTTCCGCAAAGCCTTGCTGGAACTCTCCAAGTATCTCCACGATGACGAGGACACCGATGCTGAAGCCAGACGAGCTGCCTGAACTGGATTACCGGCGCCTCGATCGCGAACTTGACCGGGTGAAGACGCAAGTCTTCCTTGGCAAGTCGGCAGCTTTCTTTGGCTCCCTGATGTGTTCCCTTAACTTCGAATGGGACAAGTCTTTGCCGACGGCGGGAACCAATGGAACGTTCATTAAGTGGAACCCTTATTACTTCCACTTTCTTTCGAAAGAAGGCCGCAAATCGATCCTGATGCACGAGCTCCGTCATGTCGCCTATCTCCACCCTTTGAGGAGAGGCACAAGGGATCCGGAGATTTGGAACTACGCCGTCGACACCGTCCTCGACAACGAGATGGATCACGAGGGCTATCCCGTCTCAGGCGAAGCGGTATTTCCGAGAGAGCTCTTTGGGGAAACCACACATACCTTCGTCAACCATGACTGGGATGGTCTTTCGGCCGAGGAGATCTATGACAAGATGATCGCTGATGCGATCCAGGTCCCCCTCGGCTACCGTCCAGATCTCATAGACGAGGGCATCAATCCCCATGCCATGATCAACGGCGTCGTGTCAGCTACCCATGCTGCCAAGCTCGCCGGCGCCCAGGCCGGGGATATCCCCGGAGATGTCGAGACCACACTCAGGCGCTTCCTCAAGCCCAAGCTGCCCTGGAAGCAGCTCCATGCCCAGTTCTTCACCCAACTCACCGAGCAGGACTATTCCTGGAGACGGCCCAGCCGGCGCTCCACGAGCATGTACCTGCCCTCGATGTTCGAGGATGAAGGCGGCCTTGAGCACATCGTCTATTTCGAGGATGTCTCAGGATCGGTCACCGACGACGAGGTGGTGCGCTTCAATTCCGAGGTCAAATACGTCTGGGACACCTTCAAACCTCTGAAGATGTCCCTGGTCCAGTTTGACACCAGGATCACCAAGGAGACCCATTACGATCGCGATGATCCATTCGAGGAAGTCGTCATCGTCGGCCGCGGCGGAACATCCCTGGTTCCCGTGCGGGATTACATCATCGAGCACAAGCCGACCGCTGTGGTGATCTTCTCCGACTTGCAGTGCAACGCCATGGAGAAGCTTCCCAGCGATCTCAATGTTCCGATCCTTTGGGTCGCCATCAACAACAGCGGCGCCCAGGTGAACCAGGGTAAGCTCATTCACATTCGCGAATGATCAGTGCAGCGTCTCGAGGACAAACCGAACCACTTCATCGGGCGGTAGATCCGTCGGGACCCGATGGACTTCCAGGCCGGGATTTCCGGCCAGAAAACCTTCCATAGTCAGATCGACGAGCTTGCGGGTTGCAGGTGCCGGATCCCTCACAGGATCCGGTGCCGGCTCCCAGGTTCGGGGCTGGGGGAAGAAGAAGAAATGTGAATAAGACCGTAGGTTCTCCTGGACCTGGCTCTCCTTACGAAGCAACCAATCCCGATCGGCAGCCTGGTGATTGCGAACCACGCTATAAGCGTAGTGATCCAGCATTGTCCGATCCCAGATCGAATGCAGGCCAAGTTCCTGCTGCTGCTTCCACCAATGGGCCGTGATTGCCTCTTGCAGTTCCATGAGTTGCTCAGCATTCATCGTCCTTTGGGCAGCCTCGGTAATGCCGCGCTCCTTGAAAATCTCGCGGGCCGAGGACACCGGAATCTTCAGATCCGGATAACTCTCAAGGATCGCTTTAAGCACAGTCGTCTTGCCGACGCCGCCTGTTCCACTCATGCCGATCTTCATGAAATTGCTCCGTCTGCAACCATCTCTGCGGTGATGATGTTGCGGCCGACCTCTCCACGTTTTTCGTGGTAGTCGATCCGCTTGGCTGACCGGCCGGAGAGCCAGTTCGAGCCATAGGCATCCGGCGCCGCGAGCGTCTCGTGCATCTCGACCTCCATGAGATCAGTGCGCTTGAGCTCATTGGCGTGCTTATGGCCGGTGTGGCAGTAGCTGAACCTGGTTCGTCCATAGGCCTGGCGGAAACGCCCAGCCATCATCGAATCCAGGTTCTTCATGCCGCGGCGATGGCCGTGGTGGTAAAACAGCGAAACATCGCCGTGCTCGACCAGGTTATAGGTGCCGGGATCCGTATCGACCGTGATCCGAGGCTCGTTCTCATAGAGAACTGCGAGCATCTCACGGAGCCAGACCTCGCCCACCGGGTCATGGTTGGCATCCGCCATGATCACATGGACATGCTCGTGCTTCTCGAGGAGCATCCTGATGACCTGGCGCACCACTCGGATCGCCACCCGGACCATCTTGGGATAACGACTGTCGGCATCCAACAGATGCCCATGCTCAGGCGTGATGCTCTTGAACGAGTCGTAATGGAGAAAATCTCCAAGCTGGGCAAAGACTGCTCGTCCAGATGAGGGCGACGAAGCGATCGCCGCGGCAAACCAGTCGACCAGGAGCTTCTCGCCAATCGACAGATCGTAATCACCGCAGCCTGTTTCGACATTCCATGCCATCGCCCCCAGATGGCTATCCGTGATCGTATACTGACTCAGCATGCTGCTCATGCAGTGCCTGGGAGCCAGGATAGGAACCGATCTCGGAATATCTTCCCTGAGAGCTTCAATTGCTGCTCTGAAGGCCCGGGCTTGAGCATCCCTGTTTGGCTCGAACCTGGTCCAGTCCTGGATGATACGTCCTTCGGGATCACGCTGAACCGTGATCTTCGCGAGAGTGTGCGTGTCGGGTTTATCGAAGATCTCGCCGGCGGCCTTGCCCTGCTGAATATACTCGCCCTTGAGCGCGCCATTGGCGTCGAGCTGTGTGGTGATCTTTTTGAGAGCGAAGCCCTCGAGCACCGGTTTTGTTCCGAGCTTGCCTTGCTCAGAAAGACGGATCGCCATCTTCCGAACTGACTCTCGTCGGTATCCAGTCATCCTGGAAACTTCAGTGCTGGTATGCCCGGCAAGCAGAAGGCGCTCAACACTGGCACGCTGCTCGTTTGTCCAGTGGAGCGACATCAGGCAGATACTCTCATAATGCGGATTGCATTATCTCTGCCCATAATCTCCTATATATGCAATAAATATCTTGATTGGCTCGAAATAAATCGATAATCAGATTATCAGCACTAAACCCAACCTAAAGGCCAGATAATGTCGAAGTGGGATTATCGCTTTCTGGAAACAGCCAAGCATTTTGCCGGCTGGAGCAAAGATCCGTCGACGAAGCTCGGCGCTGTGATCGTCAGACCAGATCGCACGATCGTCAGCATCGGCTACAATGGGTTTTCTCGGGGTGTCGAAGATGATGCCTCTCGCTATGAGAGCCGGGATTTCAAATATGAAGCGATCGTCCATGGTGAAATGAACGCCATTCTGGCAGCCCGGGAACCGCTCCTCGGCTGCACGCTTTATACCTGGCCTCTTCCACCCTGCTCGCGCTGTGCGGCCATGATCATCCAGACGGGGATCATGCGGGTGGTTTCGCCGCCGAACGGTAATCCCCGTTTCGCGGATTCGTGCAAACTCGGTCAAACCCTTTTTCGTGAAGCGCGGATCGAGTGCGTTGAACTTCCCAGCCAACTTGCCCCCGCGCCCGGGCAGGAAACGCCAACATAGGAGGCAAATATGCGCTCGTTCTCATTCTGATTGCATCGGCGTCGGCATAGAAAATATTCGGGCGGACGGCCAACGGTGGCCACGCCATGATCGCCTGGCTCTGCTGAGCCAAAGGAGACCAGATATGCGTTAGCAATGACCTCACACACGCCAGCGTGCTTTTAAACAGGAATCATAGCGGCCTTACAAACCTGATCCCGGGCACAGTACCGGAGAAGGCGCCGCAGCCCAAAACTGGTCATCTCATCAAGATCCCGATGATCCACCAGCAATCGTCTAGCTTATACGGCGAGCGCTCGATCATAATCTCTCGTGCAAGGCACGGATCCAAGGACACGATCTCAAACGGTCCCGCGAAAGCCTGAGCAGGCGCCGGCGGTAAATGGCAAAGGCTCACCCTCTTCCTCTGGCCGTTAATTTCAAAGATGCTCCGGGGAACCCCTAACCCCGGAAAACCCCATGCACCCTTCCAAACGACTCTCCGTAGATCCAAAATTTGACACCCCTAAGGTGTCCGATGGCACCGCGTGTTTTCATATCATCGATAATGATGGGCAAATTATCTGTGCCCACCGTTTTCATTATCCAGCCTATAGCGGTCCTCTGGATACTCCGGAGTGGTTCACGGCCAATATTAAGATCGCCCAGGGGATAGCAGACGCACTCAGCGCAGCCCCCAACGCGGCGATCGAATATCTCCGACAATGTCAACGTGAGGCCAAGCTGCTTCAGGAGCTGGCCGAGAGACCCAAGAAGGACAAGCCGTGAGCTCCTACTCCCCGAAAGATCAGATGTTCGCCAAGGTGGTTCTGGCCAGCAAGCCAACCAATGGCGCCCCGCCGATCATCACGATCCATGCGCGCTCCCCGCGGATCATTCACGGCGAGATTATGACCCATCGGGTCTTCAGCCGGAATGCCAGAAGCTCGCGCGCAGTGCCTGTGGCGACAATGCTCAAGGAAATTCGAGAGACGCCATTCGTGCCCTGGCACTGGGGCAAGAATCAGAAGGGCATGCAGGCCGGAGAGGATCATAACGAAGAGATCGATTCTTTTGGGTGGGGGCATAATCAGTTCACCGAGCAAACGCGAAGTTCAGCTTGGTTGATTGCCCGAGATAACGCGGTGATGGCTGCACAGGCATTTGCAAATGCCGGCTATCACAAGCAGATCGTCAATCGCCTGATCGAGCCGTTCTCCTGGATCGACACGTTGATCACCTCGACGAGCTGGGCGAACTTCTTTCATCTGCGCGATCACGACATGGCTGAGCCACACTTCCACGACCTGGCTGTGCTGGTGAAGGAGGCGATCGCCGGCGCCGAACTTCAGACGTTGGAGCCGGGACAGTGGCATCTGCCCTATGTCGACTACAACGACACCGACCCGATCCGCGAGTTTCTACATTCCAGTCTGGGTCGACCTCCGGCTCCGGAGGAGTATCAGGAATCCTACAAGAAGCTCTCGGTCGCCCGCTGCGCTCGCATCTCCTACAAGCCCTTCGACGGCGACGGCTCAATCGAGAAGGAGCTGGAGCGCTACGAGATGCTCGTTGGCTCCAGCCCGCTGCACGCTTCACCCGCTGAGCATCAGGCTACGCCGGACAAACTTCTCAATCGCACCATCTATTCTGACGAGGGTGATTGGATCGGAAACGATCATGAGTGGGAGAGCCCGCAGCTCGCCGGCAACCTCGGTCCCGGCTGGATCCAGTTCCGAAAGACCCTGGCCGGCGAATACGTCTCCGACTAAACCTGCGTCGGAATGTCGCAGTAAGGCACAGAACCCTGGATAATCGATCCCAGACCGGATTCAAAATCCGGTCTTCGACTTTTGTCTAAAGTCAAGAAAACAATGGTTAATTTGACTTAGATCAAGGCCTCACTTTACCTGATCAAATTACAGGGGGTGGGCGAGCGATAACCCCCTGTCGGCTATTTTGTTTGGAGACTTTCTAATATTTTCAGTTTGCCTCCGGAACAAATCAGGAGCTTAAGTCATTCCAGCTCCAGTGGCAGTCAGAGCGGGTTCAAGAGAAACCGCGGCGGCACCTCAGTCGAAAGACATAGAGACCGGCACAGACACTAGAAGTAAGCCCTTTCGGGAGGGTTTGATCCCCGCGCATCACCCAAATGCGCGGGGATTTTCTATTTAATAGCCGGGATATCAGAAAAGAATATAAATGAATAATGCGCCCAACATTATCAAGATAAAGACCAGCAGCCAGGAGCGCCTGGAAAACGCGATATCCTCAGATCATCACTCCCGATCCGCGTATGTCGGTCGAGTGAAGCAGACCGAGACGGTCACGATCTGGGATGAAAATGGGCAGCCATTTGAGAAAGAGGTTTCCTTTTTAATCTCGTGGGATAGTATCTCGAAAATCCTGAGTTTAGCCCGAGAAAGGGCCAAACTTTAAATCCAGATAATATTATGAGATAATAACCCATGACAGCGGCTCCCCCGAGAGCCAATGATCTCGACATCATTGGCCTGAACAGCGTCGGTCTCTCCCTATCCCGGATTGCCAGGGAACTGGGGGTTCACCACACCACGGTGACTTACCGACTGAAGACACTCAAAATCCCTCCGGCCGACACGCGTCGAGCGTTTATGGAGGAGATATTCGATGGGCTTTCTCTGGCTCAGCAGCGCTGGTTGATCGACCAGCTCGGATCCGGTCACGCAATCAAGGACCTGATTCGATCCCTGCTCGTGAGAGAATTTGTTACGAGATCCCATCCAAAAACAGAACAATGAGCACCATGCCTTTGAACGATTCCAATATTCACAGGACGGTAGCCTGGTTTGAACAGGCATTTTCCAACCCCGTCGAAAAGAATTTCAACACTCAACTCGGCGTGCATTTCGAAGAAATCGCCGAGATGCTGGAAACACTCCAGGGTACAAGTCGTCTGACCCAGGCCTTGTTTACGCAAGCCCTGGTTGCCATGACGGCTTTGGCCGCCCACCTCAAGACCAACGGAACTGCGGCGCGAATCATCGACCGCGAAAACTTTCTCGACGGGTTGTGCGACCAGTTGGTTACAGCCTCTGGTGTTGGGTATATGGCCAAAATGGATATTGCCGGGGGTTTTGGCGAGGTTAATCGGTCGAATTTCTCAAAATTCGATGATAATGGCCGCGCAATTCTTGACAATAATCTAAAGCTGGTCAAAGGTCCGCGTTACTTCAAACCCAATTTGAAGTCGTTCACCGGAGACTCCCCTGCCCATCCTGCGGCCCACGATAACGTGGCAACTCAGGGTGAGGATCCGCTCAAACTCAAGCGAGGAATGTGATGAGCGAACCTGATGTCGGTGGTGTTCCCACGACGCAGCGCCTGAGCTTCGGCGCCAATGGCGCTGCGCTCCACCCCACACACGACGATGAGAGCAAGACCACCTCGGTGGTCGAGCCGGATACCCCCACACCTATGAGCGCTCCTGAGACCCCTGCGGAAATCCACGAGGAACTCGAGAACTCTATGGCCAAATCTGCTCCCAACCTGAGCGATCTCACTGTCGACGAGCTCAAGCGCCAGCAGGAGGAGATCGAGCGGGCCATACTCGAGCGACAACAGGCCGAGAAAGGCGCTGTGATCGCCCAGATCATCGAGGTTGTGAACAATTACAACATCACGATCGAGGAGCTGGTCGAGGCGCTTGGAGGTTTCAAGCCCAAGCGCAAGGGCGTCAAGGCCATCGCCAAATATCGGGATCCCGTCTCAGGAACCACATGGTCTGGCCGCGGGAAAGAACCCACCTGGATGCGAGGTCACCCCCGGGACATGTTCCTGATCAAGGACGAATAGCCCCCTAGCCACGTCTCGGTTCAGTGAAGTGAGCCCCCGCTCCCGATAACGGAGCGGGGGCTTTTCTGTATTTACCCAAATGATTTTCAGTGATAATCAAACTTAATAAGCCCAAAAATCAGAGCCCAACATGACCGTGACGATTTCCGACCTGAATCCGGGTCAGCAGAAGGCTGCTGATGCGTTCTTCGAGTTTCTGTTTTCGGACGATCGAGAGTTCATCATTTCCGGGCCCGCCGGCGTCGGCAAGACCCATCTGATGACCTACATCATCGACCAGACAATGCCCCGCTATCTCGAGACCTGTAAGCTCCTCGGAATCCCGGCCGAGTATGACGAAGTTGTCATGACCGCCACCACGAACAAGGCGGCCGAAGTTCTGGCTCAGGCCACCAAGCGCCCCACCTCAACGGTGCATTCCTTCCTGTCTCTCAAAGTCAAGGACGATTACGCCACGGGCGGCACAACCCTGACCAAGACCCGGCAGTGGAAGGTTCACGAGCGCAAGATCCTATTCGTCGACGAATGCTCCATGATCGATACCCCCCTCTGGATGGCGATCCAGGAAGGATTGATCAAATCCAAGATCGTCTACGTCGGAGACCATTCCCAGTTGGCTCCGGTCACTGAGGCCTTGAGCCCCATCTACAAGCACGATTCCCCCTTCTTCGAGCTTACCCAGCCGATGCGGAACGCCAACCAGCCGGCGCTCATGGCTGTTTGCCAGCAGCTCCGGGAGACCGTGCAGACCGGGGAGTTCAAGCCGATCCGGATTGTGCCTGGTGTCATCGACCATCTCGACGACTATCAGATGCAGCAGACGATCGATGTGGCCTTCCAGGAGCAGACCCACCAGGCGCGCATACTCGGCTACACCAACCGTCGCGTCGTCGAGTATAATGATCACATCCGCGGTCTGCGCTCCCTATCCCGAGAATTCCAGGTCGGCGAGCTCCTGGTGAACACCAGCGCAATCCAGCTTTCCAATGCCATGCTGCCAGTGGAAGCAGGGGTGGAGATCACCTGCAATCGCGGAGCCAGCACGGTCAATATCGCTCCCGATGTCGACTTGCTCGTCAATCACCTGGATTTCAAAGCGGACTGCGGCGAGGTCTTCACCAATGTTCCGACGTTTGTCGACCGGGATCATTTCGACGCCCTGGTCAAATATTACGGCAAGCAGAAGAACTGGGATCGCTATTTCTTCCTGAAGAACAGCTTTGTCGATCTTCGGCCTCGAGATGCGGCCACCGTGCACAAATCCCAGGGCTCAAGCTATGACGCGGTCTTCGTAGACCTTGGAAACATCTCGACCTGTCATCAGTCCGACCAGGTTGCGCGCATGCTTTATGTCGCGTTTTCCCGCGCTCGTTCGCGCGTCTTCATGTATGGGGATTTATCTCCAAAATACGGAGGATTAATCTCTTAATAATCCAGAAGAGATTAAGGAGAAAATACATGAAGGATGGCAACTGGCTCTCCCCGTTCATCCGAGAACTGACTCTCGAAATATTCAAGTCCGAGACCAGGCGTTTGGCCAAAAGGGAAATCAGCTTTGTCACTGAGAACGCCAGTCTCGGTGGCCCGGCTGACGGGTTCTATTTTCGAGGACGCCTGTTTTCGGATCTGGCTCCGCATCTGCGAGCCAAAGGCCAGAAGGGAAATCTCCACACATCTTTGATTTCCGCCGTCCATGAGTATCTTCAAGACGAGAAAACCACCCTCTTCGATAAGGGCCGTGTTCAGCAGGCGCTCGTCGTCATCCTCAAAGATTGCAAGTCTGCGCAGGATGTTTTCGACGCTGTCCCTAATACGCTGCACGAGGCGGTCAGGTCTCTCCTCCCCGAAACACGGGACCTGACCCGCACTCGCGAGGAAGCCTGGACCGTCCTTGATAATCCTCGCGCTTATCAGCAATATCTAAAATTGCGCGAGAAAATTGAATTCTACAATATCGCAAAGCTGCTTTATTAGATAATCGAGCAGCTTTTCCGGCCGCTTTTGATGCTTATGAGAAAGCCCGATGAAGTACCTCACTTTCGGTTCGCAAGAGAGCACATCCTACCGGATCTGCATTCTGGTCAACGACATCCGAAGGGATGAGATCAAGCGTACCTATATCGATCCTTACGGGCTCGACCCCGAGGAGATTATCGTGATCTCCCTTCACCAGGCACCCGGCAAAAAGAAGACGCCGGCTGCCGAGATGAAAGCCTATGTCGCCGACGAGCTCAGCTCGGTCTTGGCGGAGCTCAAGGTCGAGTTCTTGCTCGTTGCCGACGGCGACTATTTCAAGACCTTCACGGGAGCCAGCAAGGTCGATGCCATGCTCGGCTACATGCTGCCCTCCAAGCTCACAGACCAGTATGTCGCCTATGTGCCGAACTTCCGGACTGTCTTCTATGACCCGATCAAGGTGACCGAGAAGGTCGCTCTCGGTGTCAATGCACTCAAGAGCTGGATGGCAGGAACCTATCAGGACCCTGGTGCCAAGATTATCGAGTTCGCTGAGTACCCGGCTAGGGTGGAAGATGTCGAATCCTGGCTCATTGCCCTACATAAGTGCCCTGCCCTCTCCTGTGATATCGAAGGATTTGGGCTGAAGCATTACGACGCCGGCATCGGCACGATCACGTTCTGCTGGAACAAGACATCCGGCATCGCTTTCCCGATCGATATCCACGGCGATCATGTCTACGCCATGCGGGTTCGCAAGCTGCTGAAGCAGTTCTTCGAGGCCTATCAGGGCACGTTGATCTGGCACAGCATTTCCTATGACGTGTACGTCCTGGTTTACCAGCTCTTCATGGATCACCTCCTCGACAACGAGGGCATGCTCCGCGGGCTCGAGATTCTCCTCCCCAAGGGCCGCTGGCACTGCACCAAGCTGATCTCCTATCTCGCGACCAACTCCTGCGCCGGGAACAGGCTCTCCCTCAAGATCCAGGCCCAGGAATACGCCGGCGACTATGCCCAGGAGGAGATCAAGGATATCCGCAAGATCCCCCTCCCCGCTCTGCTCCAGTACAATCTCGTCGACGGTCTCTCGACCTGGTTCGTGTTCGAGAAGCACTGGGGGACACTCGTTGCTGATCAACAGCTCGAGATCTACGAGACGATCTTCCAGCCGGCCACTGTCGACATCGTTCAGATGCAGCTTACCGGCATGCCGGTCGATATGGCCCAGGTCCTCGAGGTCGAGCAGATCCTGACCATCATCCTGGATGACGCCGTCAAGCAGATGCAGGGCAATCCAAAGCTCGGCGCCTACGTGCACCACCTCAAGGAGGAACACGTTCGCAAGCGCAATGAGAAGCTCAAGACCAAGCAGATTTCCCTGGCAGACGATGAGGTCGCCAAGGTCGCTTTCAATCCGCGTTCTCCGGACCAGCTCCAGGAGCTCCTATTTGAGCACCTGGCTCTCCCGATCCTGGGGTACACCGATTCCAAGCAGCCCTCGACCAAGGGCGAGTTCTTGAAGTCGCTCCAGAAACACACGCAGGATCCTGACGTCATTGCCCTGCTCGAAGCTCTTGTGGGCTTCAAGGCGGTCGACAAGATCCTCGGGACCTTCATCGAGGCCCTGAAGAACTCCCAGCTCGGCAACGATGGCTGGTATTATCTCTTCGGGAACTTCAATCTCGGTGGCACCGTCTCCGGCCGGCTCTCGAGCTCGGGCCCGAATCTCCAGAACCTGCCAGCCAATGTTGCCATGCTGATCTCCGCGGCGATCGCAGCCCTTCTGGGTGAGCGCATCGCCAAGTTCGTCAGCAAGGGCAAGCTCCATTTGGGCAAGCTCATCAAGAGCTGCTTCAAGGCACCGCCTGGCTGGTTCTTCTGTGGCATCGATTTCGCGTCCCTCGAGGACCGGATCTCGGCCCTGACGACAAAAGACCCCAATAAGCTCAAGGTCTACACCGACGGCTATGATGGGCATTCCCTACGGGCCCACAGCTATTTCGGCGATCAGATGACCGGCATCGACCCTAACCAGGTCGACTCGATCAACTCGATCGCCGATCTCTATCCGGTGTTCCGACAGGAGTCGAAAGTCCCAACCTTCCTGCTCACTTACGGCGGAACTCATATCGGGATCATGGCTCAGATGGCCTGGCCGAAAGCCAAGGCTCAGGACGTCGAAGCTCGTTATCACGAGCTCTATAAGGTGTCCGACCAATGGGTGGCCTCCAAGGTCAACCAGGCCTGTCGGGACGGCTATGTCACGGCCGCGTTCGGTTTGCGCGTTCGCACGCCCCTGCTCTCGCAGGTTGTTCGTGGAACCAGCAAGACACCGTTCGAGGCCGAGGCTGAAGGCAGGACCGCGGGTAATGCTCTCGGGCAGTCCTGGTGCCTGCTCAATTCCCGAGCCGGCTCCGAGACAATGGGCAAGGTCAGGTCGAGCCAGTTCAGGCACGATATCAAGCCCTGCGCCCAGATCCACGATGCCCAATATTTCCTGGTTCGCGACAACATCGAGGCGGTGCGTTTCGCCAATGAGAACGTCGTCGCAGCCTGCCAATGGCAGGACCACCCGGATATCTGGCACGAGGAAGTCAAGCTCGGGGGAGAGTTCTCGATCTTCTACCCGACCTGGGCTGACGAGGTCGGCATCCCCAACAATGCGACGGCGGCTGAAACCTACGCCGCCTTCGAGAAACACATCCTCAAGCTGGAGACGAAGAAGGCGGCCTGACAGCCGCCTTCTCTCCCCTGTCGAGCATTCCCATGGCGACCCGATTTGAAAAATACCAGAAGATGGTCGCTGACCATCTTCGCCTCGCCCGCCGGCGTGAGCAGAAAGCCGAATGGCAGCGTCAATGGCGAGCCAACAACCCGGGCAAGCACAAGAACCAGGTCCGCAAGGATTGGTTCTGCCGCAAGCTGAGAGAGGCCGGGATCACTGATCCGAGCCCCGATCCTGTTCAAGCTTTGCAACGAGCTTCTGGAAGCCCTCCCGATAGGCAATCCGCTCGGCCTCACACCATTTGATGAAGCGATCCATGTCATCCATGTGGAGCCGCATCGTGAAGTTGTGGAGCTGAAGCGCTGTCCCCCGCCGGCGCCTGGGAGGTTCCCGCATCGGCTGGCGCAGGGTGAAGCCCTGTTCATCTGAAATCTGCACAGCCCGATGCTCGAGGTCCTGCGGAACGTCCCGCATGCCCTTCAGACCGCCGAAGAAATCCGTGCTGGTCTCGCTCATGCCGCTGTCCTCTTCTGAGCCAGTGCCTTCAGGGTCTCGACCACCTCATCCGTCAAGCGCTCGGCATTATCGATCGCCTGGGGCAAGGTCCCGAACTGCTTCGGGTCAAGGTCATAGAGCGAGCAGTTGAGCTCAAAAAGACTACGAAATGGTTCACGCTGATTGACCTGGGTTGCCAGGAACGGCAGCCCGTTGGCCTGCATCTGCTGAACCATCCGTCGTGTCGCTTTCGTCGGCACGCTGTCGCTTGTACGGGTCATAACAATCCGGAACGGGATTGACCGGCGGATAACCTGTTCTTCCTGCTGGATCAGCCCGACCATGCGAGCAGCATGCTTGGCATCCAGGGCGCCTGGCTGCATGGGGATCAGAACCAGGTCAGCTCGCAGTATCGACCGGCTCATGATCGTCGTGGCTGCGCCGGCGAGGTCAATGATGACCAGATCATTACTGCTGGCTTCTTTGTCCAGAACGGAAATGAAAGCCTCTTCCGAGACATTTCCGACCACATTGATCGTTTTCTGACCTTTGCCGTACCAGCCAAGCAGATCTGCATTTTTATCGGTGTCGATGATCGTTACCTTGGCTCCGCGGTGCGCCAGGGTGGTTCCAATCAGGACCGATGATGTGCTTTTGCCGGCACCGCCTTTCGGTGTACCCAAAACCAAGACCGCCATGTCGAGATCCTCCATTTGATGGAGGGGAGCATGCAGGTCGAATATGAAGCCCCGGTTAACAGTTGATGACCGGGATGTTCACAAATGTTCTGCCTTTCATTTGAAAGACTGTGACAGGCAGACACAGTAGGAGAGGGCGCATGGAGCGCGGAGATGGCAAATTTCCTGGTATATATCGAGCTGCCAGAGAGATCGCTTATGACAATGGTGGTATCCATCGGGACCGCAGCGAGCAGCAACAGTTTGAGGAATACGAGATCTGGCTGGCCAAGCAGGAACCCCTAAAGCTGGGCCTGATCGATAGTTGGCTGATGAGCCTCACCGACTTCCAGCTCAATGTGGTTTGCACTGACGGGGAAGGGGAGGGTGCTCTCATTCTCAAGACGGCGCCGGATGGAACCGACGATCTGCTCAACGACTATTTCGACGAGGTGTGCTGATGCCGCGTTTCAACCCCCGCCAGCGCTGGCATGAAGATGATGATCATGGTCTGGGCTGGCCGGTGCGCGGCTCGACCGTGGCAGGGGTCACGCTCCCGGACTGGATCGAGCTGCATCAGCTCGTCTACGAGGAAATGATGTCGCGCCCCGTGGATGTGCACAGCAAGGACGCGGTCGATCACCGCATGCGCATCTCAGGGTTCGCTGGCGCCATCGTGCGGGGCCTCGCACTGCTGCTCATGGGCGAGAAGGGCTGGATCGAGGAGAAGGGCCTGCGCATGCGCCGCGGCCGGGGAGGGGAGGTCACCATCGTCTCGGAACACTACGACGACATGCGGGCCTTCCTGACCAACGCCTCGCTGGGCTGGCACGACAAGCACCGGGCTGGCGAGCACACGTCGCGGGAGGCGATGCAGGCTCAGGACAAGGGTCGCATCAAGCGCGTCCTCGCCATGCTCGACAAGTCGTCGGACAGGCGCGAGAACACATGGGACTACAGAGACGTGCCCATTACCGAGTTGCGCTCGCGCTACGATCATAAGTTCACTCTTGGCCGGAGACGTGCCGCAATCCTGTCCGACATCAAGTTACGGAAGGATTTTGATGAAATATTCGGCTCCTTGCGCTCCGCGGCCGCTGCTCGGCGCGACGAATCATTGACGAGCAAGTGACCGATCTGCGTCATGGTTCATTGACCGCGACTCGGCACTAGCCGATTCTCTCGGTCGAGCAAATCAGGAACCTGCCGCGATGACGTAATCTGAAAAGCAAAGAGCCCAGAGGTTGGCGCCTCTGAGCTCTTGGGCCCGAACCAAATCGGGAATGTCTGTGACCTGACAATCACGACATTTCCACAGTTTGACGCGGAGCGCAAGCGTTCCGTGATCGGGCGGCTTTTGCCGTCAGCGGCCAACCCGAAGGGGTGGCTGAACGATGATCTATGCCCTCACGCTGGAAGCGATCCAGCGGTCTCGGACAGGCCAATGCCTGGACGCGATCTCACGCGCGCTATGGAGCCAGGAAAACTCTCTCTCCGATGCCCAGGCTCAGAGCTTAGCCGAGGCCATCCAGGCTCGTCGAATCATTTTGCGAGGGCAGGGGACTCGAGCTCCGATACCCGTCAAGCCTAAAGCTCCTAGGAACCGCACAGCTTCTCTTTTGCGACGGCGGCAGCTTGCAGCTTCAGGTCCGATGCCGCCTGCTATGGCAGCCAGGTTCACCACGGCCGAGCTCGCTGCGCTGAAGATCATCGCTGATGAGATCCGATCCAAAGGAACTTGCGGCCTGGTGCTCGATGCGATCGCAGCCAGGGCAGGGGTATCCAAGCGCTCAGTCCAGAACGCTTTGCGCGAAGCCGAAGCTCTGGGCTATCTCACCATCCGCCGGCGCCGACTTCCTGGTCAGCTCAAAAACCTTCCCAACCTGGTCTCGATCATTGCGCCTGAGTGGCTCGCCTGGCTTAAGATGGCAAAGCCTTCCACACCACGGGTAAAACCAAAAATACCCTCTTTAGGAACCAGAACATGGCCCTCAAAACCTATTCAATCCTCCTCGCATGGCAGGATAACGACCTTTCTCAAGGTGAGTTCGGCGCCGTCGTGAAAGCGGAGAATGAGAAGGCTGCCGAGAAAAAAGCCAGATCCGAAATGCGCGCCACTTACGCCAAGAACTACGGCGAAGCCATGGCCCGCGATCGGGATAAGGAAGAGGGCAAGTCTTGGGGCGGAAGAGTGATCGATATCAGCCAGGGAGCTGTTTGGATCGCTCAAGAACTTGAAGATGCACTTCGAGATTTGCTCAGAATTGTCGATGAAAGGGCCAATTCAACTGGTTGGGCTGATCACGGGGAGCGGGAAAAAGCCCGAAAGCTTATTCAAAGCATTGAGTCTTGACCCATGAGCTATCGCCGTGTCATTCCAAGGGATTTGTTCAACGAAGCGAATCTGCTCAAGTGCTATGGCACCCTCTACATCGCCCTCGACCATATGCTGCCTAATGGCGGCTTCGATGTTGAAGATGTCGAACAATTTGAGATCGTCCAAAGCCCTGAAGATGGTTCGATTTTCATCGACAATCTCACGGTAACTCTCGGAAAACGGTCTTTCCGATTGAAGAGACCTCTCAATGCTCGCCGGCCGTATCCTCTCTATGCCCACGATATCAGCGATCCGGATTTTGATCCGGTCGATGTTTTCACCGATGAGGGGGCGCTCACCGAAGAGTTCCTCGCTCTGGTCCCAGGTAAATAGAACATGAGCAGATTCGAGATTTTCAAATCAATGAAAGCCGGCGTCGTCAGTCCGTTTCGGATCATCGAGACCAACGAGACATTCGATGGGCCTCGTAGCCGGATCATGGATGGCTGCTTCAAGAGCTGGCGTGAAGCGGCCGACCATATTCGTCCGGTCGATGCCACGATCCATGCCTCGCACGAGTTGACCATCTATTACGCCGACGGCAGCACAATCCTTCATCGTGAGGAGTTCTATGGCTCAGATATTGAAGCCCAAAAACAACTGACCACGATCTGGAATGATAAGACGCCGGCAGATGGTACTGGCTTCAAGGCCACCGCCCGCCGTTATGGCAATCCGAAACCTTTCAACACCATCGGGTGAACCATGGGGAAATTCGCCAACGAGCTGACGGCGCCTGTCAGCAATCTCACACATATCCCGATCAAGCGGCCCTGGACCGGGCAATCCGAGTTCGAGGCCCTCGGTCATGAGGTGCCTAATTTCCGCCGTGAGGCTGGAAACACGCATCTGAAGGAGATGGGCTTCACGAACGCTGATCAGCGCTTCACGATCGTACAGACCATGGCTGGCCACATCGAGCGGGATAACCCTCATATGGCCCTGGAAGATGCCTTGAAGCAGGGGGTCGATGCCACCGGATGCTATCGGCTGATGAGCGTTTTGCTCTGCACACCGCAACCCGAAACAAAATCCTGATGATAAACAACGAGAAAACCCTGAAGGTGCGTGGGCTCAATGACCAGCTCCGGACCACTGGCGCCGGCCATAACGGGCGGGTCATTGCCGTCGGAAGCCTGGCTCAGGCAGGTCAGGAGATCCTCGAAAAAGCTGTCAAAGGCTTGCGATCGTTTGCTGATTTCAGCGAAGACAACGATCCATACGGAGAGCATGACTGCGCTTCATTCGAAGTCGATGGCGAGCGCTTCATGTTCAAAATCGACTATTACACACTCGACGAGCTGCACGGCAGCGAACATCCCGAGGACCCGGCAGTAACAATACGGGTCTGCTCGGTGTTTTACACATCGGATTATTAGCTATGGGTCTCAGAAAGCAGATGGCTGACATCATTGATGGCAGCTTTGACAATCACGTCATGGAAGAAGTTCATGACGTGCGCTCATTTCGCTTCACCAATGTTCGTCTCAAGCGCTCGATGGACATCGTCAGCCCTGGTCGAACGATCGAGAAGCTCCAGATGGAGCGCACCAGCGCTTATTCCTTTGGTCTGACCTGGCGCCCGGGACACATCGTCCTGACCGGCGATCTCGGGGAGCTGACACTGGTTCATTACCATGCGCTGCCAACCTTCAAGGACATCGTCTGGGCGCTATCCCCCGACCATGGTTACCTCATGTCCAAGACCAATGTCCGGCAAGAATATGACCAGAAAGCACAACTCAGGGAACTGCGGCAATGGGCCAATGAGGAGGCGGTCGAATATCTGAACGGGCACGTCTCGACGAACTGGCGCCATCCGCGCGCCCACGACAATCGAGCCACTCAAGGCCCGTTCCAGAAGATCATCAAGCGCGTGAAGGGCTTCCGGCACGAGCTGCAAGAGTGGCGCCGCGAGTGCAAGGCGGCAGGCTGGTCTACTGCGGGTCGGCCAATGCACTTCCAGCATGAGGACGACATCCCCGAGAAGCCCACTCTGGAGCCGATCACCAAGCGCCCCTATGACAAGTATCCGCTGCTCTCGGCTAACCGCTACGACCATAAGGTCGAGGAGCACTACGTCATCCCGGATCATTGGAAGCGCTGGGCCAGGCTCTGGTACGAAGCGGACTTCGGCGAGATCGAGAGTATTCTGACGCCAAGGGGCCGACGCGAAATCCTCGATACGATCGAAAATGAGCATCTCCAGTCCGCCGATGGTGCAGCCAACCTGTTCTATGGACGTCTCGGATTCGACGATTTCTCGTCGGCCGAGCGCTGGCCCGATCGAACCTACTGGCAGATCGCTGCGATCCAGCACGGCATCAATATGATTGTGCTCAAGGAGTTCCCTGACAGCACCGCGGCGCAGCGCATTCGAGAGGGGGAGAAATGAGCCATGGCTGAGCACAACCAGCAATTCGACAGCTTCGAGGAGTGGGTCAACAAGGCATCGTCCTGGCTGACCCGGCATCCGGAATACAACAACACCGAGCACGGCACGATCCGTGGCTGGCGCGGAGTTCATTTCACCGCCATGTGTTTCGACAGTCAGGGTCGACGCTGCCGACAAGGTTCCGACTTTATGCGAGCCAGAGATGAGGGGACATTCCCCGTCATTTGGATCTGGCCGGACCAGGTCTGGGAGCTCAAGCTCAGGCCCGAGTTCCGATTCGCATAAGGTATCTTATGGAACTAAGCCGCTGATATCATTAACCAATTATCGTTTTCATTATCTATGATTAACGAAATTGTTTTCTGAGAAAACGGCTGACATTATCGTTTGATTTGCGCTGCACAAAAGCCTGGCAAATCCAATCTCGGGTATCTTCAATACCCTTGAGAAAACGATCGCAACTCTTTTTGCCCTTGGCAAAACCCAAATCTCCTGTCTAAGTTCGATTAAGTCGAATATCGGATCGATAATGCCAAAACCCAGATCGTTTTCTGGGCTCGGCCTTCTTGTGCCCGCATTCCCCCGAAGGAAAGACCCGTGAAACCCAGCGTCTCCAAATCCCATTACTGGCTCGTCGCCGGCCAGGTGCATTTCACCCTCAGCGAGGGCGCATCGTCGCGCAATCTGAACACCCTGGTTCAGACCAAGGAGCCCTACTTCTCTCGGGCTGAGCTGGGGAAAGCCCAGCAAATCCTGCAAGTTCGCCTCATGCGGGAGACTTTCCCCGAGAATGCGATCCCGGCAGACGTGAAGGTCACCGACGTCTTCATCCTCTCGGTCAGTGCCCTCGGCCTGATGTCCGATGAGGAATTCCAGAAGGGCTACGATGCCCTGGTGAAGGAAGCCAGCGCACCGCACTGAGCGCGAATATCCTTCATAACCCGTTTCGAATTATCTTCACAAAGCAAAAATAAGGGGGTAACGATAACCCCCTTATTTCTCTGCGCCCATTTTCATCATAATCCAGTGGATATGCCGGGGCTCCCGTGAAAATCACCAATCAATTCGATATCTCATTGCCGATGGCAGTCTGGCTGCTGACCGACGAGTACGACTACGTCAACGAGCCGAATTACATTTCGGCCACCTCTCTGCTGAAGCCGCTGAAGCAGCTCATCCTGTCCAAGCGGGTCGAGACCCAGGATCTCGCGGTTGATCTCTCGACGAAGATCGCATCACGGGTCGGCCATGCCGTTCATGATTCGATCGAAAAGGCCTGGAAAATTGCCGGGCCCGAGCAGATGGCGAAGCTGGGATATCCGAGCTCGGTCACTGAGCGCCTGATGGTCAATCCCAGTGATGAGGATCTCCGAGCCAGGAACGACATCATCCCGATCTGGTTCGAGCAGCGCAGCTTTCGATCCATCGAGATCAACGGCACCACCTATAAGATCGGCGGCAAGTTCGATCTGGTGCTGGACGGTCGGCTCTTCGACTTCAAGAGCACCTCGGTCTGGACCTATATCAAGCGCCAGAAGGATGAAGACTATTCCAAGCAGGGCTCGATCTACCGCTGGCTGAACCAGAGCCTGATCACCTCGGATCACATCTTCATCCAGTTTCTCTTCACCGATTTCCAGCGCCGCGAAACCAAGACCACGCCGGGGTATCCCCAGGCGAAGGTCATGGAACATCCAGTCGAGCTGCTCTCGATCACCGAGACCGAACGTTTCATTGTCGACAAGCTCAAGCTGATCGAGCGTTACAAGGACGCACCTGAGTCCGAGATCCCGGAATGTAACGACAAGGATCTCTGGCGTTCTGATCCAGCGTTCAAATACTACTCCGATCCCAACAAGACGACAGGTCGGTCCACCCGCACATTCGACAACATGGTAGAAGCTCAGACTTTCATGAGCGAGAAGGCAGGCAAGGGCGTTATCAAGACCACTCCCGGCGACGTGAAGGCTTGTGAATACTGCCCCGCTTTCTCCATCTGCCGCCAGAAGGATCAATATTTTGTTGGATCTATCTAAGGTCAACCATAACCCTGTGCTGGAGAGTATCGTCGATGTTCTCTGCAATAAGACCCAGCAGATGGATCGAGGCTTCTTCCGAGCCGAAGTCGCCTACTATCTCGGCAAGCTCGCATCCTCCATGCGGGCGACGATCGTCACCAAAGACCGCGGTGAGATCCCGGTGAACATTTACGTTCTGGCCTTGGCCACTTCAGGCTTTGGCAAGGGACATTCCGTCGGAGTAATCGAGAACGAGTTCCTGGCCGGCTTCAAGAAGCGGTTCATGGATGACACCTTCGGAGTGCTGTCCGAGACCAATCTCTGGGTGATCGCCAATAGTCGAGCTGCTCGCAACTCGACGGACCAGAACGAGGAATTCGAGAAGGTTCAGAAGGAGTGGCGGCAGGCTGGCTCCTATCCCTTCACCTTCGACAGCGGCACACCGCCGGCGGTCAAGCAGCTCCGTGAGAAGCTGCTCATGTCCAACTGCGGCTCGATCAATCTCCAGATCGACGAAATCGGATCCAACCTCATTGGCTCCGTCGACATTCTGAACGTGTTCCTGGAACTCTACGACCAGGGCATGGTCAAGACCAAGCTGATCAAGAACACAGCGGACAACACCCGCAACGAGGAGATCGACGGAAAGACACCGACCAACATGCTGTTGTTCGGGACCCCTTCCAAGCTCCTCGACGGCGGCCAGACCGAGGACCAGTTCTATTCGTTCCTCGACACAGGCTATGCCCGCCGGTGCATCTTCGGCTACGGTCAGCACAAGAGAGCCCTCGACACGCCCGAGGAAATCTTCAAGCGCCTGACGCAGCCGGCCAACACCAACGTCATCAACCATTGGGCTGGGCATTTCACCCAACTCGCCGATCCGGCCATGTTCAACTGGAAGATGGTCGTTGAAGACGATGTCGCCATCCAGCTCCTGTCGTACAAGATTGACTGTGAGCACCGAGCCGAGGAACTGGCCGAACACGAAGAGGTCAAGAAAGCCGAGCTATCGCATCGGTATTTCAAAGCTCTCAAACTCGCTGGCGCCTTTGCTTTCGTGGATGCATCCACCACGATCGAGGAAGAGCACCTGCTATCAGCGATCAAGCTCGTTGAGGAATCGGGAGAGGCCTTCTTCAAGATCCTCAACCGGGACAAGAGCTATGTGAAGTTGGCCAAATACATCGCCAACTGCGGCATGGAGGTGAACCACGCCGATCTTCTGGACGCCCTGCCCTTCTATCCGAAGAGCTATGGCCCGAGGAACGACATGATCACCCTGGCCACGAGCTGGGGCTACAAGAAGAACATCATCATCAAGAAGTCGTTCGTCGACGGGATCGAGTTCTTCAAGGGGGAAACCCTGGCCGAGACCAATCTCGAAAAGTGCCGGGTCTCCTATTCCGAGCACTGGGCCTATTCCTATCTCAAGGAAGAGGTCCCATTCGACAAGCTGCACATGCTGACCCAGGCTCCGGGCATGCACTGGGCGAACCACCACTTCAAGGGTGATCACCGCTCCGAAGAGAATGCCATACCAGGCTTCAATATGGTGGTGATCGACGTCGACGAGGGTATACCCCTGGCGACCGTCCATGACCTCATGAAGGAGTACAAGTTCCTGACCTACACCACCAAGCGCCATCAGAAGGATGGCAATGGTGATCGTTTCCGGCTGATCCTTCCGATCAACTATTACCTCGAGCTGGACAACGAAGAGTACAAGGAATTCATGCGGTCAGTCTTCACCTGGCTCCCATTCCAGACGGATGAGAGCTCGGAAAAACGAGAGAAGAAGTGGGAAACCTTCGATGGAGGGCAGTACCATTACAATCTCGAAGGCGGTCTGCTCGATGCTTTGGACTTCATCCCGAAGACCAGCCGCAACGAGGGTTTCAAGAACCAGACGAAGGATCTTCAATCCCTCGACAGTCTCGAGCGCTGGTTCGCACAGCGCATGGTGACCAACTCGAACCGCAACAACCAGATGCTCAAGTTTGCCTTGATGCTGGTCGACAGCGGCTTCGACTTCCCCACCGTCCGGCAGCATGTGCTCGCCTTCGACCAGAAGCTTTCCGACCCGCTCGGAGAAGATGAGCTCAACCGATCGGTGCTGGTCACCGCGGCCAAGCGCTACCAGAAGCCCTGAGCGATCAGGGTTTCTTTCTCCGGCTTTTGAACCTCCAACCAGAGATCCAACATGGATGAAATCAATAACCAGCTCGTCTTGATCTCGGGGGAGTCCGGATCGGGAAAATCCGCCAGCCTGCGGAATATCCAGAACCAGGATAAATGGATGTACCTGAATTGCGAGGCGGGCAAGCGCCTGCCTTTCAAGAACCAGTTCCAGACATTCAACATTGTTGACCCCTACCAGGTCTGGGAGGGCTTCGATCATGCCATGGCCAACCCCGACAAGTTCCATGGCATCGCGCTCGATACTGCCACCTTCCTGATGGAGATGATGGAAAGTGTGCATGTCCTGACGTCGAACGACACCCAGAAAGCCTGGGGTCACTATGCTCAGTTCTGGAAGCACCTGATGCAGAAGAAGGTGGTCGAGTTCGGCAAGCCCGTGCTGATCTTCGGTCACACCAGGACCGAGCTCGACGAGCAGACCCACACGATGAAGACCGCGGTGCCGGTCAAGGGCTCGCTCAGGAACAATGGCATCGAGGCATATTTCTCGACGGTGGTCTCCACCAAGAAAGTGCCTCTGAACGAGCTGGAGAAATACGGCTCCAATCTGCTCACCATCACGGAGGAGGATAAGGATCTCGGCTATAAACACGTCTTCCAGACCCGCCTCACGAAGCAAACCGTAGGGGAGCGGATCCGGTCGCCGATGGGGATGTTCAACAAGGAACACACCTACATCGACAATGACTGCCAGCTTTTGCTGGGTCATCTGAAGGAATTCTACGGGGATTAATTTCTCCGCAGATTATACACCAACCTCTCTCGAAAATAGGACATCGAACTATGAGTCTCTTCAACAACCTCACCACCGAAGGCCTCGAGGAAGCCCAGGATCGTCTCGGCGGTTTCTCCCGGCTGGAATCGGGTGCCTATACCGGCAAGATCAAGGCGGCCTATGCCGGCGTTGCCGCCAACTCCAAGGCCCAGAGCATCACGGTCATCCTGGCTCACGGCAAGGATGGCAAGGAGGAGTATCGCGAGACCCTCTGGATCACCAACAAGAATGGCGAGAACTTCTTCGTCAACAAGGGTGGCGACGGCAAGAAATCTCCCCTGCCCGGCTTCACCATCATCAACGACCTGTGCCTGGTCACGACGAACAAGCCGCTCGCCGAGCAGCCGACGGAAGAGAAGGTCATGAATATCTATGACCCGGACGCCAAGAAGGAACTGCCCAAAGCGGTCCAGATGCTCGTCGATCTGCTCGACACCGAGGTGACCTTCGGCATCATCAAGCAGACGGTGAACAAGCAGGAGAAGGACAGCGCCGGCAACTACCAGGACACCGCCGAAACCCGTGACGAGAATTTCACGGACAAGATCTTCCACTACCCCTCGAACCTGACGGTCAACGAGGCCCTCAACAAGATCACGACGGCGACGTTCTACGGCGCCTGGGTCGAGAAGAACAAGGGCGTCACCCGCGATCGCACCAACAAGGATCTGGCCAAGAATGGCGGCAAGGCCGGACGCCCCGGTATGCCTCCCCAGGCAGCGACTGCCGGCGGCAAGACGTCGTCTCTGTTCGGAGCTCGCTGAGTTCGATCGAACTGGACGCCGACTCTGATTAGTGTAGAAATACCCCCGCGTTAATCCGCGGGGGTATTTTGAACATAATGGATCAGATAACCATTAAC